TAAGAACTCATTACTTAGAACCTTAACTACCTTAACCCTTAACCACCTTAACCGTTAATATTATCGGGCATTGTAATGCCTATAGTGCGATCTTGAGTAAAATCATACTCCATAGCACGATTGTTGAGTAAATGATTCCAACAGTCCACGTTGCATGCAGCATAAAGGATCGTTTGTTACGACTCCAACAGGCCCATCCTACACAGACAATCAAGAGACACGCTAGAACCTTACTATTGCCGACTCCAACATACTCCACTAGCGGGTTTGCTTCATACCCACCGGCCGCTAGAACCCTCATCGTCAGATGGTAATCTGCCACCTGAAGTAACACAAGCAATCCGACACATAGCACGTAAAGCATACAATCGTCACCACAGGGCGCCAGGACACGCTAGAGCGTCACCATGTCCTCAGCCCCTTGTCGGTGCTCCTCGTCAAGCCTAGACGAAGCCAGACCCCTTGGCGACACACTCAGGACGAACTTGGAGAGGTCCAACTCATGTATCGTCACGGGGAACTTTTCTTCGGCATAAAGCACACTCCGTTCTTCGGCGTGTTTCCAGGCATAGTTCCGTCGCTGTCCCGTTCGCAAGTCATCTACCACGTCATACAAGGTGATATGGGTTTTCGACGCATGAGTCCTTAAACCACGTCCTATCGACTGGAGAGTGCGGATTTTCGACTTTCCCGCTGCCGCAAAAACGAGATTGTGTAGGCGGCGAAGATTGACCCCAGTGCTAAACACCCCAAAGCTAGCCACAATGACGTGTTCTCCGTCCTCGTCGTCCTCCACGGATTGCCGAACTGCTTCCCGGTCCACAGAGTCCACGATTCCGGTGACAAAATGGACTCGTCTATTGGGGCAAAGGTCCCGAATCTGTTCATACAACTGCCTCCCATGCTTATCAATCAGGTTGAAGAGCACCAGTGTGTTCCCTTTGAGTTGGGAGACGAGGTGCGCGATGAATGTGTTACGTGCTGGATTGCCGACAAGGAAATCTACTTCCTCTTGATAGTTGAACTGCCGAACTTGCTTGCAGGTACTTGACGGGTACTTGATGACACACAACTTGACGCGAATTGGCGCAAGCTGTTCGGCCTTGACAAGCGCCTGTGTGGTGGTAACTTTGGTAACGCTGCCAAATAGTCCCTCAAGAATGAGTCTGTGAACTTGCGTGTCGGTGATTGTTCCCGTGAATCCAAATCGGTAAGAGATGTTTCGGCACTTCTCCATCAGGCCTGTCAGGGACTTGGCCTTCGCGAGATGGACTTCATCACAAACGACGCACCCGAATTGGTCGAAATACGATGCCGGCAACTCATAGATGCTCTGCCACGTGGAGATTACGATGGGTGCCTTTGGACTCTTTTGGAGTCCGCCTTGGATTGTTTGGATTAGCTCCGGGTCACACCCATAACTCTGAAAGTCAGACGCCATCTGCGCGACAAGCGAGGTCGTGGGGACGATAATGAGTGTATGCGGCGCGGAGAGTGCCCAGACCAGCAGCCAGATAATGTAGGACTTTCCGGAGCCAGTCGGCGACACAATGATGCCTCGGTGCACGTCGAGTGCTTCGCGGAGTGCAGCCTTCTGGTAGTCGCGGAGCGGGAACGGAAGGAATCCCTGTTCCTCCATTTCCGTGAGCCACCCATCAAGGGAGTCGTCTGGAAGAAATGAGACTGTCTCGGGAATCTGATTGTCTACTGTGTAGTCGTGCTGTTTCGCGAATTCAAGCAGACGCGGGACGAGCCCCCGATAGATGCGGTGATCGCGCAGCTTGAACAGTCGCACAGCCCCGTCCCACCCACGATAGCGGGCCTGGCGCCGCATGAACACTACGTTGTCGGGTTTGAATGTGAAGTAGTCTGAAAGCTCATGCGCTCTTGCATCATCGCAATCTACACGAACCCAAACATCATCAAGCGGGAGTATTGTCAAGTCAGCCATACACTGTATCTAGTGGATTGGCTAGACCCCCATTTTGAACTTGAGAAAGTCGATGCTGTTCTTGATGTGGTAGCCCCGATGATTAATCTGCTTGATTACATCCTCTAGAAAACGGAGCGTTTCCTCTACGACAGTCCGCTTCTTGGCGAGGTCCTGTAGCACCGTGTCCGCGTCAAGATAGACGGGGAGTTGTGGAGACAGCACCTTGAGGGGTTGCACAGGCCAGCCTTTCTCTTTACGGACCTCATCGTCCAGCCGTCCGTTCCAGTATTCGTAGCGGAGTTGGTAGAGCGACTTATATTCGTAGTCGAGCTTCTTGAAACGCAGACGCTCGGCAACGTAGAATCTCCACCACTTGGCATGGAGAATCGGCACGTCCCGCGCTGCGGTATCTAGTTCTGAGGGGTCCAACGGTGCGTCTTTTTGCCATTCGTTGGCATAGTCGTCAAATGTCATACCATATTATCTCACAGGTCCATTGCGAAGTCAACTAGACCGTCGTAAATGCCCGAAGTTCACCAAGGGCCAACACATCCTCGTATCCGGAATTCGTTCGCCGGAAGCTCCAGTCGTAATGTTGCCCGTCGTTCAACATTGCTGTCTGGTTCGCGGTAAGCTGCACGTCAAAAATACCATACTGGAGTGCGTTAGGAGCAGTGTTAGAGATGTTGCCAGTCACCTCAAACACAACGTTCGCGTCCTGTTCGCTATTCTTGACGGCAAACTGCGTAAGCCATCCCGTGACGTATCCCGGCGCTGGCTCTGGTGTCACAAGCTGAAACCGGAGCGTTACTGCGGTGTTCCGGTAGAGTTCAAAATTCGTCTTTTCTGCCATGATAGACCTACAGAGACATGGGAAGAAGGATAAGAGAACGCGATGCTTTCAACAGCACCACAATTCCGGGTTCAGCGTCAAGCGGGAGTGTAGTCAAATCCATAGAGTTACTTATGCCTTCGGGAGTTTCTTGTATGACGCTTTGAGACGGCGGACTCGCGTTGAGCCGGCGTCAAGTTTCTTGAGTGTTGACGATGAGGCTTTGGCGCGGACGAGTCGCGATGTGGGTGAGGCAGCCAGTTGAATTGGTCCACGCGATGCCTTGAGTTTGATGACACCATCAACGGGGCGGTGTCCGGGTACCTGAATGACAACGTGTGATGAGCGGACTTTGAAAATCTGTTTGGGTGACCCGGGTAGCTGAACGATAGTGCGGTTCGCCTTGAGCTTGATAACAGGGTGTCGGAAGTAACGTGGAGTCGTCGTGATGGTAGTATTGCCACCAAGGACGATACCTCCGGAACCCAAGATAGCCCGCACAAAGCGGACATCCCCGCTTCCGTCAATGACGATACCACCACTTCCAACATGTGCTCGGTGTCGCGTAATGTCGGCACTACCAGAGACGATGATTCCACCGTCTCCCGTGAACATGATGCCCCGGCTAAACGTACCTGCTCCGGAAAGAACGAATCCTCCCTCACCGGTGACGATCTTCGTGCGAATGAATGTTGCGTCACCAGAGACGAATACGCCTCCCTGCCCAAAGAGTGCACGCCCGCGAACAAATTCCGCGTCTCCTGCGATCTCAATACCGCCGGACCCAATGACAGCGCGACCTCTATAGACAGGTGCTTCTCCAGAAATGAGAATGCCGCCTTCGGTCACGTAATAGGCACGTTGTCGAGCGATAGCTGCTTCTCCGGAGATCGTGAATCCCCCGGAGCCAATGACAATGATCGCTTCTCCGCCCATCCAGGCGGGGAACATGCGGGGATTAAAGAGGTAGCCGTTGAAGAAGCGTCGGGGGAACATTAGGACGCATCGCGAGTGACAGACACACGCTGCGAGTTTGCGTCCGTTTCAACGACCAAACGGTCCTTGGTGTCTGCTACGTCGCGAGTGCGAACGATGCCTGTAGTGAGGTTGATAGAGAGCTTGTTAGCCACAGCCGACAGGATGAGTCGCGTCATTTCCTCTGCGGTGAGTGAGGATTCGATGACGTGCTGCCATGTCGCGTTCGCTGTGTTGGCAACAGCCATTTCCAGTGTGTCTAGTTGTGCAACGATAGTGTCGTTCTGTGAGTCAAGCGACAAGTTTGACCGCTCAAAGTAGAGAGAGATGGGAATGTCCGGCACGACCGCTGGTTGAATGACCATCGGGTAGTTTGCGTCCTCGGGATAGATGTTCCCGATGAACCGAACTTCCCCCTGTAGCACACAGAGTCGCCAATCATAGCCCGGCTGATTCTGAAGGAAGAAATACGCACCCAGAGAGATGCCGCCTGGCAAGGGGTCACCTCCCGTGGTGCGAAACGCAGGGATATATTTGCTGTTGTCGCGAAGGCTGGTCCACTCTTTCCACGAAGAATAGATGTCTGTAAGCACGTCTAGTGAAGTCACTTCTGGATGGACATAGATCACGCGACCGATAGGGTCAAACGAGACCTTATGTTCGAGGAGCCAATCTTCGCTCCACCCTGGCCAAAGTGACAATAGCATAGAGCCCTAGTAAAGTTCACGATACGACAAGAGTAACCGCACAGTAGTGGTGTTCGCAGTCAACGCTGTAGCGGCATACGTGAGACCGCCTTGCATAATACCTTCGTCGTTTATTTCCCATAGGTCCGTCACATCAATGTTATGGTAACCCTCAGGGAAGTAACACGCGGTGCGAAGTGTGCCTCCCGTGTATCCCGTCGCGGTATCGTCGCCCTCTACAGAACTTTCTCCTGTGATGTTCCATGTTGCGTTCGCGTCAAGTGTCGCGTCGTTAATGCTCATCATCTTGACGGGCCCCCCGCTGACGATGATTGAGACCTTTTCGGGAAGTGCGTTGATACGGTTTCGCACACCGAGTGCGATTTCTTCTTTTGCCCGCACGGTGAGGACAGGGGTGTTCGTCGTTACCGTGATTGTATTCGACTCCATGTCCGCGTGACGCCAAAAGGTGTATCCCGCCGCGCCTTCAGTGCGTACCACAGCCGCACCGATACGGAGGTCGCTCGCGCCGCTCGTCACACCAGTATTGTAGTTTGCCCAGCGCATCGGCAAAGACGCCCGACTCATGTATGCGTAGGGGTTCTGCCCGCTATTACGAATCGTGTGACAGGTAACGCGCTGCCCTTCGTCAGTGTAGACTCCAAACCGCACGGTACCCGCGCCGAGCCACGCAATGTCGATCCAATACAACTGAAACATACTTGGGTCGAGTGTGAATCCTGATAATCCCGTGCCATCGAGAGAGTCCATGTTCCAGTTGGCTTGCGGGATGCGGGTGTCTACGACCGTTCCGCTGGTCTTTGAACGCAACACCGCATTGACGGTCGTGCCGTTGAGTTCAAAAAAGACCCCATCCTCATCGTCAAAGTATCCCCATTGGCGGATGTTGTGGGTCTTTCCGGTATCCCCACATGCGACGGTCATAATAATGAGGGACCCAACTGACGGTTGATGATAGTGATAGCGCCGAGTTGTTCGAGTGACAGTGGAGTTTGCGTCTGTCGTGGTGTTCAGGAGTACCGAGACTTGTTCGGGAACATAGGTTGAAGACGCACCATTCGCCGTGACAATATTCATCAAGTCGTCGTAGCTGTCCTCCGAGTGTTCGTAAACTCCCATGATGTAGCTCTGCACCATCTTGAGATTCGCAAAGGGGTCAAGGGTCGGAGGTCCATCCGTGAAGCGCATGAAAGCCGCACCACGATTGTCCACATAAAGTATGTTGTTTGGATCGTTGTGCCCGGTGATATGGGTGCACTGAACGTAAAGATCAGTGTTATTCATGGTGTGCTGGTGGGCCAGCAGCTTTTTGCCGGTGGAATCAGGTGGAACTTGAATGTAATCAGCCATGCTAGCCTCTACGGGTTGAGATACTGCCGGTCAAGCACTTGCGACACGGGAATCGATGCGTTCGCGGTCGTGGAGTAGTTCAGGATACGCAAGTTCTGATAGCCAAATGACAGAATGGAGATGTCCACAGGCGTTCCCGACGACACCGAGAACGAATGATCACCATCATCGATATTCTCCGCGCCCGTACCCGATAGTTCAGTTGTCGTATTCGCATTAAACACTCGCACTTCAGTATTGACCTTAAGTCCTGTCAACGTAACTAGCACTGCGCTCGTCACAGAGACATTGGCCCCTTCTGACTTATAGGTAGGGGTCGTCCCACCAGTCACCGTGATGTCTACATTCCCTGTCGTGCGGAGAATGTGGAGCGCGGAGTCTACTTGTCCGTTGGAGGTGTTGTAGCCCGTGAACGTAATACCAGAAAGCGTGAGGGACGTAGGACTGTTGGTGCCAAACTCAATCGCGTGTGTGTTCGCAGTGCCCCGTGTAAACGTCATTCCGTCTAGCAATCCAGACGGGTTGGTGTTCGCGTTCCACAATACCGCACTGGTGTTCGTTGCGCCCTCATAGCCCGACACCTTGGAGTCCACGAGCTTTGCGCCGTTTGCGGTAATCTGACCACACCCCCGGAATTCGCACTCTGTCATGTCCGTGCCAGACAAAAGCACAAAGGTGTCCATTCCAACAAAGGTGCATTTCGAGATGTTGACATCTGCGGCGTCAATAACCTCAAAGCGTCCTTTATTGACGGTGCCCCATGACGAATTGGCGAGGGACTGGAATGAACAACTCGTCCAGTCTACACGGGACCCAGTCTGTCGAATTTCAATCTTGGAGAAGTTGTTGTTGACGCGGGGACAGTCGTCAATCAGGATAACGCGGTTGCTGTCGCGGAAGTCCACATTTGCAGAGTAGCCAAGTGTGATCAATCCTTTCCAAAGATAACCACCAGCGATTTCTTGAAATAGCCCCCACCGGTTTGAGGTGTTATCGTTGTTTGCGGCCATACCCGCAAACGTTGCATATCCATTTGCGTCACCGCCGTAAACACGAAAATCCCCGCGACCATACCGGATAGCATCAATAGCAAATGGTGCGCCCTTTGCGGGATAGCTCGTCGGACATGCCGCTGCAATGCCAAATACTTGGTTATTAACAGACGGTGTACCGGTGACATAATCGTTGGCGACAGACGGGTCAACCGCAACGTTCTTCCAGCCACCATAGGGGTTCGGGGGATAGTCACTACCCCCGATCTTCCATCCTTTGAATGCGGTGTTGGAGCCTCCGATGAGCATTCGAAGACCCCCGTTCGCAAAGCTATCAAGGGAGTTCGGTGTACCAAAGAAGCACCAGATAAACGCGGCGTTTCCACCACCAATGGAAACGTTTGCGCCGTTATTGAACCCAATACTGTTAAGAACAGTTTTGACGGTTGAAGAAACGCATCCACTATTTTGAATGTAGTAATCCGTTTCAGGAACCGCGGAAAGTGTGCCTGCGCCGTAACCACTGAACTCAACGAACGTGCCACTCTCGCACGCGCTTATGAGGGTAAGGTCTGTCGAATAGTTGGGTGCTGCCATAGCTTCTTCAAGGATGTTGCGAGGTGTTCGGTTGCCTCCTCCGGAGATACATCTGGTGGAAGGAACCAGTTCGTATCGTCGCCGTCGATGACTAGAACATATCGCCCGGCTTTGACCATACTGTTAATGGCAATACTTGTGGGCTCCTCTTTCCATGCTCCTGAGTGACCTGGTTCTACAGCAGCCACAAATCCCTTGTTACCCACTGGTTCAAAGAGGACGTGGCATTTATCTGGGCGTAAAGCGTCGGGCCAGGACTTATTCCATAGCCACGCGCATTGATACTGCACACACATTTCGGGACGTTCAAACTGTCCAAAGACACGGCATCCCGTACCTGTGCAGTGGAGGCACGGTGTGTTGATAGGCTTTGCGAGGGGAGGTATCGCAAGTAGCGTGCAACACACCGTGCAAGTATCACATCGTCTCACTAATGGCATTCTCAAAAACGTCAAAGTTTCCATGTTCACTCACATTATGCTGGGTTTGCGTAGTTACGTTCGAGAGCGGCGACGAGTGAAAGGGAGTTCGTTACGGAACGTCCGATTGTTCCCGTTGCTCGCACATACTGTCCTGTTGATAGCCCGATAGCGACGGCGGTGATATCCGCCACTGAGTTTGCGGTCCGACCTCCCTGAATGTTACCGTCGTAGTTGAATGTGTGGGTTATGCTTGACACACCACCAACGTTTCCTGCCATGTCTGTACCATCATTATCGTCAACGATGAGTGCTCCTGACTCACCGTAGTCGTTACCGGCGCCCGGAAGCGTCGTGAAGTAGACCCAGTATTTTGCGCTGGTGTCGTTCTTCAAGTTGTCTCCAAAGTTCAATGTGAGCGCAGCAACGAACGGGAACTGACGCTCTTCCTCGATGTTATCTGTGAAGATGATTCTGTTCGTATCTGCGGCCAAGAAGCCCGAAATGAATACACCATTACCACCCGCGTTGGGGTTACCAGCGTAGAGGGTCTTGAGCGTGTCGCCGATGAACTGGAGGAGTTCGTCCGCGGTCTTTCCGACAACTGACTGGTCAGTCGAGTCAATGTCGCTCGGTTGGCGGAGTAGATACTGTACCTTCGTGTAAATGTCTTCTGCGTCCGCTGGAATTGCCTTTGCGGTCGGTGGATATGCGGTAAAGCTGAGGTTGGTGAGCGTGTTCGCCCATGTTGCGCTGTTGATGGTGAATGCGGTGCTATTCGCTGCACTGATCACGTAGGTACCTGCGTTGTTGCCCTCATGAACGACAAGGTTGCCGCCCACGTAGAGGTTCGCGCTGGTGTCGATACCAGCTTCAGCAGTTGTGAGCACTGTACCACCAAGCGTCGTTGCGCCGTCCACACCAGAGTGCGTTCCGACGTCGATCACGATTCCGAAATCACGCTCCGTCGTGGAATCTACGTCGCGGGAGAACGCTTGGTCAAAGTAACGCACTCTGATGTCGTAATACATGGAATGCACGTTTCCGCCGCTTGTGTAGCTTCCTGGGTCGCTTGCAATCGCAATCGTGAACGAATTGGCGTCAGTGACCGTTGCGATTCCACGCACGTTATATCCATCGGGAACAACGTCCGTAATACGCACGAATGACTGGTTAGCAACTCCATGCGCTGCGGTCGTGTCGATAGTGGCTACACCGCCCGTCCATGACGCGGCGGAAATAGCAGACGATAGTGCAACAATCGCGTCGTTTGCCTGAATCTTGAGGTCCGTACCGGTGCTAATCGGGAAACGATATGCAATGGAGTCCATCGTGGTAACACCGATGTCATCCAAGCTCGCAGAGTCATACAACTGGGCCGCTTCGCGAACGAACAGTTTGAAATACCCCGTGTAGTTGAAGTCGCTGCCCTCGGCGGTGTTCGCGTCTCCGTCGTCGTCACGGTAAATCTGAACAGCCTGGTTGATCTGTCCCGTCAACTGAACGTTTGCTGCTGCGCCGCCCGTTGCTTGCTGGAAATACAACTGGTCGTCGGACTCAATGGTACCCAGTCCGATGATGCCCGCCCACTTCTGAGTCGTGTTTCCGGACACATTCTTGACCGTCCATCCTGCTGTGCGAATGAGATACCGCGAGGTGTTGTCTGCGAAATCCCAGCCCTCACCAAACTCGAACGATTCGTCCGTAATAGGCGTGAGGGGGAACGGGAATGCGGCGAGGTTTTTGCTATTCGGGTCGTTGCGCCACTCTTCCTTGAGGAAAGAATAAAGGCATTTCAACGTTACGCCGTCCGTTGAGAGGTCACCGTTTGCGACCAATTTGACGGTCTTGGCGGACGTATTGATGTAAACTTCTGTGCTGCTATCGTCCGTTGAGCTATCCGCAAGCAAATCGGGATCGATGATAAGTGCCATGGAAATACTCCTTAGTCGTTAGTTGCTGAGCCACAGGTAATTTGTGGCACGATCATGATCGATTCACCCGGGGCGCTAATAACGAAAGGACAAATATTTGCCGCCAATCGTTCTACTGCGACGATCACACCGTTTGTATGGACAATGTATCCAAAAACGTTTGCGACGGCCGGAATAGAGGTCCATGTAAATTGCTGCGCGGCAGTGTTAGCGATAGCGGGGGTGCCCGGCGTCACGACCCATGCGGTGTTTGCGAGTGTCTTTTGCGCGTATCCCCCACCCACGCAAAGCGTAAAATCTGCCAAAACGGATGCGTTGTTTGGCGTCGTATTGCTGGAGAACAAGTCCAGCAACAAATCCGTCTGTGGGACCTTTCGGGTCATCACATTGAGAATTTGCTCTTCGCCTTGATTTGGGACTGTCAGTGGCATGTAACGTCTCCGTCCGGAACTTCTTGGTATTTATGTGAGCATGAGTTCAAAGGCGGTACACTCAAACGTCACGGTCGCCTTGAGAACGGGAGCATCATGCTCCATTGTGCCGAACTGGAGGTCCGATAGTCCCGTGGGAACCACGTCAATGAACTGGAACTCTGCGATGATTTTTTCTGTGTCCGGTTGGAGCACTAAGAGAGACGCGGAGGTCTTCTCCAAGTCCTTCACCTGGGGATTTGGCATTGCTACACGCTTAGCCCGTGTCTCGCGAAATGAGAGCACCTCATCGTAGGAGTGCGGAAATCCGTATCCCTTGAGCCACCAATAAAGGCTGGAATACGTCTTGAACGCTCCATCAATCAAGTAAGAAACAGTAAAGTTGCTGTAATTGAGATGGTCCCCAACCTCGCGAATGGAAGTAAAGGGAGTTGCCCGGTTCACGGGTCCTGACGTAATGCTTGGGATCGTGATTGCTTGTGCGAAGAACGTCAAATCAGGAAGCGCTTCCAACGTGAAACGGAAGTGATTCCCGTAAAGTCCGTTCTGCTGTTCAAAACGGGTCGACGGCTCGTAAGGAGGCTGAAGCTCACTCATGCACAGTATTTAGGGAGTGCTCTAGTAGCTATCCACAATGCGATCCAGCGTAGCGCGAAGAGCGAGAAGCTTCTCGGCAATCATTGGCTCGTCCGCCCGAATGCGTAGAGCCGCACCGTTGATGAGGGCGGCCGCCACCTGGAGCACGTCAAACGGATGGTGATCCCTTCCTTCTTTCGTGACAGTAAGCATCCAGTTTTTCATATCGGGTGCTTCTGAAAGAGAACCAGTTGCTCGCTCCGCGATGTATCGGCAAGCTGCATTGATGAAATCCTGTTCGGTGGGTGCGGACATACGACGATCCTCCACAGTCAATTCATTTTTCTTGTGCCCTGAAATTTGCCCGTTTGGCGCGGTAATTTTGGCAGCATTGTTGAGGGGTTCTCCTCGGATGACGACATAGCCCGCAGCCTTTGCGGCCTGAGGCGCCTGTGTCACTTTGAAAAAGGGAGTTCCCTGAGAACTGAGAATTACGTCGCCCACCTCGACTGTCCCGTAGGTCTTTTTCGTTGCCATCTGTCACTCCAAACAAAACGAGCCCGCCAGGCGACTGGCGCACTGGCGGGCTCCACGGTCCCCGAAGGTAGACGGGGGAGGTTGGACTACATCAAGTTGCTGACGAGCACCTTGCGGTAGTATTCGTTCGTCTGGAAGACGATCTGACCGTTACTGGTACCAGCCAAGTTGCTGAATGGGTTCGCAACCACGCCGTAACGAGTCTGGAATCCAATCTTCGGCTGGAACGAGTTCGGGTCCTGAGCGCGAAGCATCTGCAACGGGACGTATGGGCAGTAGAAGAGTCCTGCGTCATACGGGGATGCGCCCCGGAATCCAACGACGAAATACTGATAGTTGGAGAGAGGAGCATACGGGTCGATGTAGACCTTGTAGCGTCCCTGTAGGGTTCCAGCGAAGGTGCTGCCCATGTCATCCACCTGCAGGTTCGCGTCATACGCGCTCTGGTAGTGGAGGATGTCCGCTGCTGCGAGAGCACTTGCGGTGTCAGACGAGCAAAGCACGATGTTGCCCTTCCCCCGACGAGTGTTCTTCGCGATAGCGTTAGCTTCACGCTCAATCTGGAAATACATGCCCTTGAACCGCTCCACCATCCAGCGTCCGTCGCTGTCGGTATCCAGGTTGAAGATGCCTGCAGTTCCCGTGTTGTTATTGGCTCCGAGCACCGCGCTGAAATACACGGTTCGGACGATCTCACGGTTGATCTCCGCAAGAATCTCGGCCGATAGGATGTTCGCCAACTCAGTCTCAGCGTCCAGCCCATGCACAGCCTTGAGGTCCTGCGCGATCTCAATCGTGTATTCAGCCTTCAACTTACGGGTCACAGCGGTCACCGTGACCTTGTCGATGCTGAATGCCATCTCAGGGATAGCGGTGTTCGGAGTGATTGCGCCCGAGCTATTCACGCTTGAAAGACGCGGTCCAAGACCTTCACCCTGTAGCGTGCTCATACCAGGAGCATACGTGTAGTTGTTTGCCTCACCCGGAAGACCCGAGCTATTCGCTGCGGGGTGCGTTCCGGTCTGGCTGGCTACGTCACCGTTCGCCCACTGAGCAAGCCCTGCTCCGGAGAACGTGGTGTTTGCTTCGTAATAGAGCGCCTCGTTACCCGCCTGTGACGAGTAGCGCGACTTCAACGCAAAGATGAGACCCGTAGGACCAGTCATGGGCTGGACACCACAGATGTCGTATGCGATGAGGTTCGGCATAGAACGACGGATAAGAGAGATGAGAATCGGATCAAACCCCTGCAAGTTCGCCCGGGGGAATGCTCCCGCGTAGTTTGCCGGAGCGTCCTCAGTGAGCACACTCGGAACATTCTTTAGCTCGCGGGAAGTGTTCTCAAGCAGGATTGTGGTCACGCGCTTCTTCCAGCTTTCCTTGATTGCCGGAATGTCCTTGTGGTCGATCACCGGTGCCCACTTCTGCTTCACTTCTTCGGTCAGAAACATCTGGTCTGCCATGGTTGTTTAACTCCTACAAATGTTGCGCTGTCTGTTCCGACGTGCGCTCAAAGGGTATTTAGAAAATTGACTTCGTTAGCGTTACCATTTCGCCGATGCTGACTGACGCGACAACACATCAGCGATGGCGGTGACATCCGGGTCAATTCCCTTGTTCTTTGACTTCGGTGTCTCATCCTGAACCGTTTCCTCGGGTAGTGTCTTCACGACCGGTGCGGGCTTCGGGAAATACGATTCCTTCAGCATAGACAGCTTCTCGCGGAAATCTTTCGCTGAGGTATACGACGTATCCTCTGCGAGCTTGTGAAGCTTGGCGGCCGACACTTCACTCATGCCCCGTGCGAATTCCGCCACGATTCGCGCCTTGTTCGCCGCCTCAGCGAGACGACGTAGCTTGAGCTTCTGCGCGTGCTGCTCATTCAATGATGCCTTCAACTTCGCATTCTGTTCCGTCAACTTCTCAACGACGTTGACCTTGCTCTCCGGAACATCAATGTAATGTTCCTTGAAGAGGCGCTGAAGTCCGTTCAAGAACTCCTCAGCAAGCTGCGTCCGGAGCGACTGGCGAAGAACCGGACGGTTCGCCTTGAACCACTCCTCAGTAACGTAGCTCAGATACGCATCCATCTGCTTGGCCATCGCCGCATCACGCTGACGAAGACGCTGCTCGTGGAGCTTCTTGTAGTGAGCGTGCACCTGGGCAGCAACCTGCTTGGTGGTCTCGCGGATCGTCTGCTCAAACACCACAGCAACCTTCTTCTGGGTCTTGGGAGCAATACCTGCGGATTCAAAGAGCTTGGTGCTTGGAAGCTTGATACGGACCTTGACGGACTCCTCGACTTTCTCGTCTTCGTCCTTCTTGAACGGGAACTCGTCGTCCTCTTCCTCTAGGTCCTTCTTCTCGTCATCCTCGTCCTCTTCCTTGATCGGGATGCCTGCTGCCGACGCAGCACTCTTGATCTTGGAATCGGAAAGCTCTGGATCACCAAGCGAGTCCTCTTCCTTTAGCTCTTCCTCGTCCTCGTCTTTCTTCGCGAACGGATTCTCGTCCTCTAGGACTGCTCCGCCCTCACCGGACTGAAGTGCTGGAATCTTGTCGTCTGGATCAAGCGCACCTTCCTTGACCGTCTTCTTCTCGTCGTCCTCGTCGCTGACCTCGATGTCAACGTCTACAGGCTCGACTTCCTCAAAGGCGTCAAGTTCCTTGTCCAGATCGTCTACTTCCTCGTCATCGCCATCGAACTTGACATCCACGTCCTCGGTTGCTGTCGGGAGGTGGGATTTTTCGGGTCCGGTCGCCTTGGGAATAGAAGTGTCAGTCCCCACACCCTTTGAGGCATCAATCTTGTAGTCGCTGTCGCTGCCTTTGTTGTCCCACGTTGGGCCGCCTAGGACATCGTAGCTCCCGCCCTTGAGGTGCGAAGGCTCACTGTTCTTTGGGGATAGTTGCCGTTTTGCCGTGTCATTTACCAGGTCAGCCATTGAAAAAACCTCGTTGAAAAGAGTGCAGTCGTCTGACTGGCACTATTTATAGAAACCGCACTATTCTACAATGCGTTAGCCCACACCTACTTGACAGTGACGTTGATCGCACGGATAAACCGCTCAAAGACCGCTGCCTCATTGATCTTGCGCTCAACCACTTTCTTCTTGGGTGCGGACTGGAGTTCCTTACGATACTGCTGGATCTGGGCTTCCGTCAACTTCCCATTCTGCCACACCCACTCCTTACCTTCCATGATCCCGCGCACAAACGCATTCGGTGCACTTGGATCAGCAACGATGTCCGCGGCCGTTGCCAAATAAAAGTCGTCGCCGACCACATCCCCTTGAGACGTGGTATTTAGGCTGCCAACTCCTCGGCTAGACACACCAAGCTGCACGCCATCGTCGATAAGAGCTTTGACGATGGTCCCATTTGGAGTGTTGAGGATTTTTGCACGCCCTACGAAATCATTACCAGTTTGATTGAGTTCCACGATGAGATGTGAGACTCTATCAAGGTTGATTGTCGGACTGTCCGGATGTCCGAGTTCCCCAAGCGCACGATTCTCGGAGATGAATTCCTTCTTGTAGCGATTGACTTCCCGTACCAAAAGCTCTAACGGATACACGCGCCCGTTGCGGTTCTTGAGTTCCGCCTGAAGGAAAGGTCCCTCAATGAAGTAGGACTTGACGCCTGCCTCTTCCAAAATGAGGGGCTTGGCAACAATGGTCTCTGTGATTAGTTTCATTGGTCGTCCTTAGCTCTTGTAGAACTCTTTCTCCGGAACGAACACGTCGTCATAGAAACTGTAGACCTCTCGTTTGCCAGTTTCCTGGTTGTAGACGAGCAGGTACCAGTGTCCGTCCTTCAGGAAAGGACGTTCGGTGCCGCCCCCAGCGATCTTGTAGGGACGCATCCATCCGCGTTTCCAGCTCCTCGGGAACGGGTCGCTTGTCGCTTCCGTAACGACGCACTTGCGGCAGCCGCAGTCCGGGCCGCATGCCTCGACGCCCTCTTTGTCGGAGTTCTTGAGAGACGAAGCGTAGTTCCAAGCCTTCGTCATCTGTGATTCGGTATAATGCCCCTCACAGATATACGAAATGACTTGTCCCTGCGGGTTGACGCGAAGGCTGGAGATACCACATAGGAGTTCTGTTTCACCGATATCGCCTACCTCATTGTAGATGCGCTGGACTTCGTGCTGAGAAACAGAGTCCTCGTTGACTTCTTTGTCCTTTGCGGAAGCCTCACGCTTGCGTGTGCTATGCTGCCGATTCTGAGCTTCCCATGAGTCGGGGTCACCACCAGGACGGTTGGAGCGCAGCGCTTTCTCTCCCGACTTGTAGTAGGGAGCACGATGGTCCTTGCGATTAGGATAGTCCTTATCAAACGACTCCCGCTGCACGTTAGACAACGGAGCTACCCAGACGCGCTTCCCGAACTTCCCTGCAGGTTCATCAAGTTCAAAGTGAACATTGCCATTCTCCACCTTGACGACGGTCCCCGGAGTCTGTCCCATCTTCTTAGTGCGGATGCGGTCACCCACCTCAATCGCATCCTCGTTGATCTTTTCGTCGTAGAGATTCAGGGACGTTGACACAAGGTCAGATGTGCGAACCTCTGTGCTGTCGTAGAACTCGGGGAACCAAACGACGGACCATTGTGCATTTATCTGACGCACATACTCTCCAATAGACCCGACAGTAACTCGTGTGCGCTGCCCATTGGGACGTGTTGAAGTATAAGCGCCTGAAGCCTTTGCAAGCACAACCTTCTCACCACGACGGAACCCCTCCGCAAGACGGGGAACCAAGAGCGTCGTCGCTACGTCATTCTTTTCCATAGCAAGACGCTGCGACACTTTCTGCTCCATGATCTTTGCAACTTGAACCGAAGCTGTCGTCCAGTCCCGTGCGCGAATCGCCTTAAGGATATCAATGTGCTTTGCCATCGGTGGTTCCTACTTCTTGTGGGACGTACCGCAATCTTCCGTGTGCGTGTGCCATTCTGACGCGCCGCACTGCGGACACTCGTGGTCGTCAAGGGGTCCCATCCAAATGTAACCACATTCCTTGCACTGGTGACGGCGGGGACGTTGGTCTGCCCATCCCTCACTGAGGTCAATATCGTACCCCCCGCACTTGGGGCACTTGGGATCTGGGCTGGATGAACGGAACTTCTTCCCACATTCCAAGCACTTCATTGAAAGTGAGTGAAGGGAAGCTTCCTTGACGGGCTGAATGCGGCTCATCGTGTCGTTGGGTGCGTGGTCGCTACAGAACTTCTGGTCCAGACGGTTATGATACCACTGAGCGGGCTTTCCGCACTTGACGCATTTTCCGGGGATCGCACGTCCTCCGCTGGAATCTTCCGCGCTGAACTTCGCGGCCGCGGGTGATGTAACAGATTCACCGAGAAGCCCGGATGCTACCTTTGCGCGTTCCTGAGCGAGACGTTCCTCGATCTTGCGCTGCATCACCTGAGCGACATTCTCGGTAGCGGTCGTGTAGTCCTTTGAACGAATCGCGTTGATGATGTGAGTGAGTGCGTTTGCCATGATTAGCACCGTCCTGCGGATGCGCGTTCTCCCGCCAGTTTCGGCTTTCCCGTCGGCTTACGCTGAAGGTTAACGTTGGGCGTCGGGAGTCCCGTCGCGATACGCTCGTCTAGTTCTTGCTCATTCTCACCTGGTTCCTGTAGGAGTTTCTTCTCGGACTCCAAGCGAAGCGCGATCTTCTGTTCGAGCACAGAACGGAACACCTCTGTCGCGTCCACCCACTGGCGCCGCGTGACATGTTCAATGAGCTTCTGGTAGATGTCGTTTTTCATGGCTGCCTCTTAGTAGACTGGACGCCCAGCGAATCCGGCGACCTTTCGGAACTCTAGGACAAGTGTGTATCCACCTTTGGCCGCGATGCCGTATGTGGAGATGTCGATGTTCCCCGTTGCGCCAATGCTGGAGTTGACGGTTCGTGTCGCAAGTGCAGGAAGGATGAGTTCCGGCAACTGATTCTTACCAAAGTATCCCGTGCCTGCTACGCGAATCGCTTCATCCGTTAGAGAGGTATTCGCGTTGTCAAACTCCACACCTACGCTTGTAGCTGCTGCACCTGTGACGCTCCACCATGCGCTGACTAGTCCGAGGATTGCCTGTTCAGAGACCGCTCCGGCTGCTCCGACGGTGAATGCGTTATTGGAACGTTCCCCTGTAAGCACGTCGTTGTTAGAGAACTGTGCTGCACTGTTGGCTAGCATAACTCTAGCGATGAAATGCGTAGTGTTCGGCGTCCAGTGCTGAACAACATACCCCGCGCACGCATCCTGTGCTACGATAACCTCACCCGGGATGAGACTGATAGGGTTCGTTGGATTAGCAAGGGTTCCCGTTAAGAGCATCGTGCGAAACTGTAACGTTGATACGTTGATCGCCAAGTTAGACGCCTGGTCACTGGTCCCTGTGGTATAATGCGCCACCTTCACGAGCAGCGTCGTGTGCGTGTCTCGTAAGGTTTCTACGACGAATGTGTTTGCTGATAGAGCCATAGTTGACCTTTATTTAGGGAAGCCCGACTTCTTCTTGCCAAAGGGAGGTTCTTTCTTTTCCTTGTCAAACTCCGTTACTGGTTCGCTGTCGCGGGGGTTGAGAAGGGGCTTGAGCGGGACCTTCTTTTTTGCGAGTCCGAGGTCTGTCTTGACGGGGACATCCTTATCCTCATCATCTAGGTCCTCTAGGTCTTCCTCGTCCTCTTCCTTTGCGTCCGGGTTGATGCCCCGTGCGCGGAGCTTCTTTTCTTCTTCGCTTTCTTTCTTTTCCGTGTCCTTGACGTTCACTCCGAACATCGGATTGGTCCCGGTGTCGTCTACGTTGTCGTTAGTTGACTTGAGAATCGCGTCTGCCTCGTCGTCCATGGCAAACGTCGGATTCTGCTTGGACTCGTCCTCGGGTTTACCGAATTTGTCTGTCGGGAACGGACTTCCCTTGTCCCCGTCTCCACCCAGGCCAAGTCCTGAAGCGTCGTCAAATTCTTCCTGCACAGACGCCCATTCGTCTTCCTTGAACTTGAGGATGTTTCGGACGACCCACTTGGTGGAGAAATACTTGTTGAGGTAGGGGTCAACTTGCGCGAGCATGTTGAGACGGGAGGTCCACATTTCCTGCGATTTCAGTTCCTCAAAGTAGCTATCCTGTTGCCAGTCGTAGCGGATACTGTCCTTGACCTTGTACCATTCCTGCTCCGTCATGATACCCTTGAGGCGGAGCTGCTTTTCAAGTAGCTGGTCAAACAGGCTGTTGAACTGAATCTGAAGACGATGAACGAACTTACTAAATCGAAGTTCGTCCCGCGAGATTTCCGATGCACGCCCCAGGTTGAATCCTGTGCCCTGGTCAATGCGAGACGGGGGGAGACCCAATGCACGATAGAGCTTACGACGGAAGTAGTCTACGTCCTCCATCTCGGACAGGTTCTGTCCAGCGGGGAGCGTGCTGATTTCCGTGCCCTTTCCACCTTCTCGGCGGGGGAGCCAGAAGTCCTCCATGATGCTCATGAACTTGCGGTCGTCACGGATATCGCCGGTCGCTACGTCATAGACGAGCTTGTTGCGATACTTCTGCATGATGTCGTAGAGATACTGTTCTGCTTTGGCTTTGGGAAGGTTGCCGACATCGATGTAGAACACCCGACGCTCGGGAGCGCGGGCGACACGGTAGATAACGCATGAATCTTCCATCATGCGAAGCAGATTCAGTGGCTTGATGGCCTTGTGAAGCCAGGAGAGAACGGTGCGCTTGTTGGCATCAAACAGTCCGGACGGACAGAATGCCACAGCGTCCAGTGTAATCTTGATGCCGTTATACTGGAGCATAGACGCTGTGCTACCCGCTGTACCCGACACACCAGAGGGTGCGACGAACCCCATAGGGTTGTAGACGTAATACTCTCGCTGCACCTCCACCAAGTCCATCTGAGTGTCTAGGTGACGCTTTCTCGTCACCTCCCGCACCTTGCGGATCGTGCGGGGGTCGATCACGCGGAGTTCCTGAATGCCGGACTGAGGATCTGTCTCGTCTACCAAGCAATGGTAGTAAAGTCGTCCGTCAATGTACCACTGGCGGACAATCGTGTAAGCGTTCTTGTGGAACTTCATTTGCTTGAGAATGGAGTCAAACTCTGCCTGAATGCGGATTTTGCTCTCATCGTCAAGCTGCGTCTCATCCACGTAGTCGAGGTTCAGGGAGACGGGCATCCGGCCCGCATCCTGAATGACAATCTCGTTGATGATCTGGTCAATCGCCTCGTCCACTTCCGGGACAATCTGCATCTCCCGATAGCGATTGATTAACTGGAAGTCATCGACGATTGTTCCGTCGAGATCAAGATAGTAGCCAAAATAGCCCCCACCGGACCC